GTGACTACAGGAGTTCCACAGTGAGAGACTTGCAATTTGAACAGGATATTGCAGGACACTTTGTAGATAAGTGGTTGAGGTATGAGATTACGGATGAAGAACTAGAGAAACGCCTTGATCAGTGTGCATTGTCCACAGATGAAGAGGAACTAATTTGATACCGAATATAACTCTTGATTACACGCCTCGAAAATGGCAGGAGGAGGCACATTTAAAGAAAGAACGCTTCAGAGTCCTAGCACTTCACAGACGTGCGGGCAAGAGTGAGTTGGCCATTATGGAACTGTGCGATAAAGCTCTTAAGACAGAGAAAGAATTAGCAATGTTCGTTTATGTGGCTCCCTTCCTTCGTCAGGCGAAAGCTATTGCATGGTCCCGTCTCAAGGAAAAATTGGAACCACTCAGAAGGACATCACTACTTGATATAAATGAAGGCGAACTGAGCGTGAAGTTCAAACATAATGGAGCGATCATTAGACTCTTTGGTGGTGATAATGCTGACGCTTTAAGAGGTCTAAGATTGGATGGCATTGTGATTGACGAGGTTGCCCAGATTAAGCCTGAGCTTTGGGATGATGTATGTCAGCCTGCGCTCAGTGACCGTCTAGGTTGGGCGATTTTCATAGGCACTCCGTCTGGTATTAACTTGTTCTCTGAGCTGTATTACAAAGCCATCGAGGAGGAGAACTGGTCAGCGGGAAGGTACACGGTATATGACACAGAATCGATATTTCCCCAAGAGGTTGAGCGTCTCAAGCGAGATATGAGTGAGACTAGTTTCGCCCGTGAGTATCTATGCGACTTCTCAGCGCAAGGGGACGACCAGTTGATCTCATTATCAGACACAGAGGAAGCAGCTAAGCGTGTATATCAGAAGACAGATGTTGAACTTGCTCCACTCATATTAGGTGTCGACCCGGCCCGTTTTGGAGATGACAGATCTGTTGTGTTCAGAAGGAGAGGCAGGCAGGGCTTCAAGCCTATTGTTTATCGAGGCATAGACAATATGGAACTAGCTTCCAGGGTGGCGAATCTGATCGAGGAATATGACCCTGACGCGGTTTTTTGTGATGCAGGTGCAGGATCAGGCGTTATAGATAGGCTCAGGCAATTGGGCTACGACATCATCGAGATACCATTCGGTGGGAAAGCAACCAAGCCAGAGTTATTTACCAATCGTAGAACTGAGATGTGGTGGTTAATGAAGCAATGGATAGAAGAAGGCGGGGCAATACCAAATGACACAGCACTCAAGCAAGAACTAGCAACACCGATTTATTGGTATGACAATGTTGGTAGGCGAGTATTGGAAAGCAAGGACCAGATCAAGAAGAGATTGCAGGGTGCAGGATCACCAGACTTAGCTGATGCATTAGCACTAACCTTTGCCCTGCCGGTAGCCAAGAAGATCCCAGAGGACATCTACATCAAAAGGCGTAACGATGCCACTAGGAAGGAGGAATATGATCCCTACACAAGAGTCTAATTTCGTTCGCATAGCAGAAGGGCTAGATGTAGAGCCATTGCTTGAATTATTGGATGCTAAACCTGAGTTATGGAAGGAGATAGACGCAAGGCAAAAGTGTACTAACTCACCACATAAAGATACCGAGTCGATATATGTGAGAGGTCCATTGAAGATGAGTCTTTATTACGTTTTATGGGATACAGGCTCTTACGATTATCCCTGCATGGAATATTTAAAGCCTGCATTAGTACCATTAATGCGACCAATATTAGAGCAATTGGAAGTAAAAGATATGGGAAGACTTCTTATCGTTAATTTAAAACCTAGCGGCCATGTGACTAAACATAATGATCAGGGAACATATGCGGACCATTACTCTCGGTTCCATTTAGTACTGAAATCTAATGAGTGGTGTAGCCAAACTTGCGGAGATCAGAGGCAGAAGTTTGAAGAGGGTGAGGTCTGGTGGTTTAACCACAAGAAGCTACACACGGCAGACAATGTTGGCATGACTGACAGGGTGCATATAATATTTGATTGTGTAACTAAAGATTCTTTATGCCAAGTGTGACCGTAACATCAAGCAGTGCATGTACTGTTGATAGAAATAGAACTCCTAAAATTGACATTAGACTCTGCACGTACAATGAATTTAAGGAACTAGCAGATTTTTCTTTGTTTGAAGAGCATTACGAAGAGATTGCTCGCAACAAACAGATCATGAAGCTAAAACCAAACTACGAACTGTATGAAGCATTAGATTCAACAGGGTGGTTATTTATTTATGTAGCGATGCAAGGCGATGTCTGTATTGGATATTCTATGAACATTATGGTGCATCATTTGCATTATGCAGACTTAAGAATTGCTCAGAATGACATTTTGTTTGTCAAAAAGGAATTCCGAGGTGGACGATTAGGTTTGCGATTGTTGAAAGCTACAGAAGATTATGCAAAATCTGAAGGCTGTAAACTAATGTTGTGGCACGCTAAAGAAAACACCGCTTTAGCAAACTTGCTACCAAAATTAAAATATGGTGTGCAAGAAATCATGTATTCTAAGGAGATTTAATCATGGTAGTTACAGCAGTAGTAGTAACAGCTGCATCGACATATGTGGCAGTAAAGAATGCGAACGACCAACGAAAGGTGCAAGAGAGAGCATTATCAGACCAACGTGAAGCGAATGAACGTGCAGAACAACGTGCGAAACAAGAGATGGAAAGGTCTGAGCAAGAGTACAACAGAGCCAATAGGCAAGAGGTTAACGTTGAAAATGCATTAGATGCTAGTGAATTAGCATCAAAACAGGGAGCATCTGGAACATTACTGACAGGCAGTGGGGGAGTAGATCCTAATCAATTGAACCTAAGTTCGAACACCTTATTAGGCGGCTAAACAATGAAAACAAAACGTGCTGACCTGTTGTCAAGATGGGGTCACCTAAGAAGCGAAAGGGCTACATGGTGGTCGCATTGGCAAGAAGTGACAACTTACTTGCTCCCAAGGAATGGACGTTATTTTGATCAGGATAGAAACAAAGGAACAAGAAGGCATAATTCGATTTATGACAACACAGGGACAAGAGCCTTAAGGACACTTGGTGCAGGCATGATGGCTGGTGCTACATCTCCTGCAAGACCTTGGTTTAGATTAGCCACGGCTGATCCAGAATTAAATAGATACGCTCCTGTCAAATTGTGGCTGAATGAGGTAACAGAGCGGATGCAATTAGTGTTTCAGAAGTCCAATACATATAGAACATTGCATGGAGTATATGAAGAGCTAGGAGCATTTGGCACTGCTGGATCTATTATCCTTCCCGATCCCAAGACAGCTATTCACCATTACCCTGTAACTGTTGGAGAATATGCAATTGCAACAGATTATCAGGGGAGAGTAAATACTTTATATCGAGAATTTCAGAAGACAGTAGGAGAGATAGTAAGAGAATTTGGATATAAGAAGTGTTCAACGTCCGTTAAGAATCTGTTCGACAGAGGGAATCTTGATTCATGGATTACGTTGATACATGCAATAGAACCTCGTGATGATCGAGAGCGTGAGGTTGGGAAGAAGGACAGTATGAACATGGCCTACAAGTCTTGTTATTTTGAATTAGGTGGAGATGGCGAACAAGTACTAAGAGAAAGTGGATATAAAGATTTTCCTGCTGTTATACCTAGATGGGGTGTCTCTGGTGGTGATGTTTATGGTAATTCGCCAGGGATGGAAGCGTTAGGTGATATCAAACAATTGCAGCATGAGCAACTACGCAAGGCGCAAGGCATTGATTATCAGACAAAGCCACCATTGCAAGTACCTAGCTACATGAAGAATAGGGATGTGGATAGTCTTCCTGGTGGAATTACGTTTGTTGATGGTCAGCAAGGCAAAATTGAGACTGCATTCAATGTGAACCTGAATCTTCAGCACCTGTTAATGGACATACAGGACGTAAGACAAAGGATTAATGGTTCGTTTTATGCTGATTTATTCTTGATGCTGGCTAATGCTACTGATACACGGATGACCGCAACCGAAGTAGCAGAGCGTCATGAAGAGAAGTTGTTAATGTTGGGGCCAGTATTAGAGCGATTACATAATGAATTGCTAGATCCATTGATAGATAATACGTTTAATAGAATGATCGACTCTAACTTGATACCACCTGCTCCAGAAGAACTTCAAGGGATGGAATTAAGCGTTGAATTTGTATCTATGTTGGCACAAGCACAACGTGCTATTGGAACAAATAGTGTTGATAGGTATGTGAACAATATGGGCATGGTTGCACAAATGAAGCCAGACGTTCTTGACAAGTTCGACTCTGACGCATGGGCTGAGGGATACGCTGAGATGTTAGGTGTAGATCCTAAGTTAATCGTTGCAGGCCCAAGAGTAGCGAAGATCCGTAAAGAAAGGGCAGCAGCACAGCAGGCGATGGCAAGGCAAGAAGCAGAAAATCAAGCTGCTGAGAATATGTCAAAACTAGGAAAGGTTGATGCAGGCAACGCTATGGATATGATGAATCAATTTAGTGGCTATAACTCACCATCACCATTAGAGGTTTAACTATTGGTGTGACCGTAATATCATTTTTACTAGATATATTGGGCCATGAGTGATTACAATCCTCTCGACCTAAAGGCGCAACAGAAATCCAAAGACTCTAAAAAGTCAGCGGAAAGAATTGATCGCCAAAATGAAGAGTCGGACATTAAATGGCTCATGAGCAGCAAGAGGGGTCGCAGATTTATCTGGAGACTTCTGGAGCAAGCGGGCGTTTTCCGATCATCGTTCAACCCCAACGCAATGACAATGTCATTTAGCGAAGGTAGCAGGAACTATGGTTTGGTGATTCTCAGCTCGATCCACACTCTCTGCCCTGAGTTGTATCCGACAATGATTAAGGAACAAAAAAATGTCAGAAACGCTGATGACGGAAGCCAACCAAACAAATGAAGGCGACACGCAGCAATCAGTAGACGCAACAACTGAGCAATCAACTGAAGCGACTACTGGAACAGAGCAGCAAGCTGAATCTGTACAGGATCAACAAGACTCGGATGAGTCCTCTGCTGAAAGTGAAACTAGCGAATCGGAGAAACCAGAAGGTGCCCCTGATAAATACGAGTTCAATCCAAAGGTGGCTGACGCACCAGACGAACTCGACCCCGAAGTCTTAACTGCATTCGGTGAAGTCGCTAAAGATCTTGACCTGCCACAGGACGCTGCACAAAAAGTATTAGACAAGGTTGCACCTGTCATTCAGGCCAGACAAGCAAAAGCTGTTGAAGAAGCAAAAGCGAATTGGGCCACAGAATCACAATCAGATGAAGAATTTGGTGGTGAAAAACTAGGGGCCAATTTAGAAATTGCTAAGTCATCTCTTAATGCGTTTGGAACTGATGCTTTTAAGTCGCTGCTGCAAGAATCTGGCTTGGGAAATCATCCCGAAGTAATTCGGTTTATGTACCGAGCAGGTAAGGCAATTAGTGAAGATAGTTATGTTGGCAATTCTCAAGGTGCGAACGCTAAAAGCGGTGTACCAAAAGACTTTAACGGCATAGCCAACGCACTATATTCAAATCAGCAAAACAAGTAAGGAGTTATTAAATGGCTACCCTCTCAACCTCGAATTTAACACTAGCGGACTGGGCAAAAAGATCTGACCCAGACGGTAGAGTTCCGATCGTTGCAGAACTGTTATCACAGTCCAACGAAATTCTCGATGACTGCGTTTTTAAGGAAGGTAACTTACCTACTGGTGAACGTGTAGTTATCAGAACTGGCTTACCAGGCGTTTATTGGAGAGCGTTAAACCAAGGTATTCCATCAACCAAGTCAACAACAGCACAGATTGATGAGGCTTGTGGAATCCTAGAAGCACGTTCAGAAGTAGACAAAGACTTAGCAATGTTGAATGGCAACACTGCACAGTTCCGTCTGTCTGAAGACACTGCTTTCTTGGAAGCAATGAACCAGACTCAAGCTGAGACTTTGTTCTATGGAAACCCTGGAACAGATCCGAAGAAGTTTTTGGGTTTAGCTCCAAGGTATAGCGACTTAGGTGCTGACAACTCTGTCAACATTTTAAGTGCAGGTGGCTCAGGTTCTGACAACGCTTCTGTTTACCTAGTTGTTTGGGGTGATAACACTGTTTATTGTCCTTTCCCTAAAGGATCTAAAGCAGGTTTAACACACGAAGATCTAGGCGAGCAAACTGTTTACAACAGCGATGGCACAAGGCTTCAAGCTTTTGCTACTCGTTACCAGTGGAAGAACGGTTTGGTCGTTAAAGACTGGAGATACGTTGTCCGTATTTGCAACGTTGACGTTTCTGACCTACTTGGAACTACTGGTACACAGACAGCAGGTGCATCAACAAACCTAGTCAAGTTAATGGCTAGAGCGTTGTACAGAATTCCTAATATGGCAATGGGTAGAGCAGCGTTCTACATGAACAGAACTGTTCACTCAGGCATGGCTATTCAAGCACTAGATAAATCACAAAACGTCTTGGCAATCCAGGAAGGTTTATCACAGTTTGGGACTGCACAAAGCTACTTATCATTCTTAGGTGTTCCTCTAAGAAGAGTAGATGCACTACTTAATACCGAATCAGCGGTTAGTTAATTTCTTTATTCTCAAAGGAGCTTTAAAATGATCACAGATGCACTGCTCAGAGTGAGCGAAGACCAAGCAATTACTTCCACTGCATTTTCTACTAACACTATTGATTTAAGTGTTGCTAGAGATGTCGGTGAAGGTACTGCTTTGTATATGAACTTTGCTGTTACCACTGCATTAGCAAATGGTACGAGCGTAAAGTTCGAAGTTGTTTCTAGTGCAAACGCTAACCTGTCTAGTCCCACTGTTATTGGCAGCAGCGATGCTGTTGTAACAGCGTCACTTACAGCAGGTAAGAACGTAGTAGTACGCATTAATCCTGATATCGCTGGCAAGGGCCAAAGATATCTTGGTGCTAGGTACACAGTTGCAGGTACGTTTAATGCAGGCAAAATTACTGCTGACGTAGTAGAAACTATCGGTGACGGACAGAAGTATTACGCTTCTGGCTTTACCGTAACTTAAATAACGAATAACAAATGCCTATTTACAAAGCTAAAATCAAGTGTTTCGTAGGTGATAGCTTACGAGAAGCTGATGAAGAGTTTGAGTACAACGGAAAGTTCTGCCAACATCTTGAATTAATCAGTGGGCCTAAACCTCAGTCAACGACTGAACCTATTGATTATGATTCAATGACTAAGCCAGAACTGGAAGAGTATGGTCGTTCTATTGGCGTTGAGCTAAAGAAACGACAAAATAGAGAAACTCTCATTAGCCAACTTGAAGAAGCAAATAAGTAGGCATTTGTTTTCTTATTTTCTTACTGGGGGCTAGTAGTGTTACTGCTGACCTCCTCTTTTTATAGGAGATCTTATGGCAACTGAAATAGATATTTGCAATCTTGCCTTGGCACATTTGGGCGATGATGCAACTATTGCTTCGATAAATCCACCAGAGGGTTCTGCACAAGCGGAACACGCTGCAAGATTTTATCCTATTGCAAGAAATAGTTTGTTGGAAGCACACACTTGGAACTTTGCATCTAAACGCTCAAGTTTAGCAACAACAACTAACGCCCTTTCTCAATGGGATTATGCATATGTAGCACCTGCTGACATGATGACACCTGTTGCAATCATATCTCCGACATCACAAAACGATTACGCTACAAGAATGGCTGCTGGTGATACGCCTGGTAATTTGACAGCTAATTATGCGCCAACAATCGTAGCGGGACAATATACGCCACAACAATTTGCAGTAGAAGGAATTTATATATACACCAATCAAGATAATGCGATGTTGCGATATCAATCGTTAGTAACTGATACAACTAAATTTTCTCCATTATTTGTTATTACTTTGTCTTGGCATTTAGCATCTATGTTGGCAGGGCCAATACTAAAAGGTGATCAAGGTATGGCACAGGTTAAAAGGTGTGCAGAATTAATGAAAAATTATTTATCCAATGCAAAACAACAAGACAATTTACATAGAGATATAACAGTAGAGCATATTGTACCTTGGACATCTGGGAGGTAATTAGTGCCAAATACAAGAACTTTTCTTAAATCATTTTCTAGTGGTGAAATATCACCAGAAATGTTAGGCCGTATTGATGATAGTAAATATCAACAAGGTGCTGCGACAATGCGTAATTTCATTGCAAAACCACAAGGCCCGGCAGAGAATAGACCGGGATTATCTTTTGTAAAAGAAGTAAAAGATTCTACAAAACAAACAAGAATTATACCTTTTAGATTCAATGTGTCACAGACAATGGCTATTGAAATGGGTGAAAATTATTTTAGGTTTCATACAGTAGGTGCAACCCTACAGTATCTAGATGGAGCAGCATGGAGTAGCAGCACTAATTATTCTATTGGTGATATAGCAAAGTATAGCGGTACAAATTATTACGCAAAGACAGCACATTCAAATAGTCAGCCATTAGGTCCACGAATACCATCTAATACCAATCAATATCGTTTATATAATTCAACAACATCAAATAATATTATTACTGTTGCTGCTACTAGTCATGGCTTAAGCACTGATGATTTTGTAAAAATCGTTGTAAACACTGGTACTGCAAATAATGTAGATCACTGTAAAATTACAGTAGTTGATGCAAATACTTTTACTTATATTACAAGCACTAATGAAGGTAGTAATTCAAATAAGCAATTAGCATATTTTGCATATAGTAATAATTGGTATGCATTACCTGCTGATATGACGTATGAAATACCATCACCATATTTAGAAACAGAAGTATTTGATATTAAAGTTGTACAATCTTCTGACGTTATGACGTTTGTACATCCTAATCACGCACCTGCAGAACTTAGAAGATATAGTACATACTTACAGCTTCTAACTATAGATTTTACGGCAACGATAACAGCACCAACTGGATTATCTATTAGTGCATATATGCCTAGTTCAGCCAGCAACAACTCTGATACTAACGAAGATCATACATATGTTGTAACAGCAGTAGCAAGTGATGGGGTACGAGAAAGTGGAGCATCAGCTAGTGCTTCTGTATCAAACAATATTTATGTTACTGGTGCGAAAAATACAATCACATGGAACAAAGTAGATGGTGCTTCAAGATACAGAGTATATAAAGAACAAGGTGGGTTGTATGGTTTTGTTGGTGAAAGAGACCACGATTCATCAAGTAATCCCAGTACATATAGCATTGTTGATAATAATATTGCACAAGATTTTGCGATAACCCCACCTAGATACGAAACTGTATTTTCTGGTTCTAATAATTTTCCTTCTGCTGTTTCTTATTTTGAACAGCGTAGAGTTTTTGCAGGTACTAATGAGGAACCACAAACTATATTTATGACAAGGTCTGGCACGGAAAGTGATATGTCATTTAAGTTGCCAATAAGAGATGATGATCGTATTAAATTTAGAGTTGCTGCTCGTGAAGCAAACAGAATAAAACATATAGTGCCATTAACACAATTGTTATTTATGACAGAAGCCGCTGAATGGAGAGTGACTTCTGTAAACAGTGATGCAATAACACCTACATCTATTGCAGTAAAACCGCAATCATACGTTGGTGCTAACGATACACAACCTGTAGTTGTTAATAACAGCATGGTATATATTGCTAGTCGTGGTGGTCATGCAAGAGAATTAGGTTATAACTGGCAATCTAATGGTTTTATTACTGGTGATTTATCTATAAGAGCACCGCATTTGTTTGACAATTTAGATGTTGTAGACATGACTTTGGCAAAAGCACCATTACCAATCGTTTGGATGATTAGTACTAACGGTAAATTACTAGGTCTTACATATGTTCCAGACCAGCAAGTGGGAGCATGGCATCAACACGATACAGATGGTTCGTTTGAAAGTGTAGCAGCAGTCGCAGAAGGTAACGTTGATGCAGTTTATTGCGTTGTAAAAAGAACTATTAATGGTGCAACCAAAAGATATATAGAGCGTTTAGGTACAAGAGAATATGCGGCACAACGAGATAGTTTCTTTGTTGACAGTGGTAGATCATATATTGGCACAAATACAAATACTGCAAAGACAGTGACAATTACAAGTAGTGGAACATATGCAAAAGGAAATATCGTAACTTTAGAATTTCCTAATACTTTTAGTGTCTTTAAAACTAATAGCACACCTAACAACACTACAGACATAAATGATGCAATAGTGCTTGTTGAGGGCACTGAAACTTACAGGTGCGATATTGTAAGTATTAGTGATGATCACACTGCGACAGTAAGATTAGATAGAGATCTGCCAAACAGTTTACAAACTACCGCTGTTAGTACTTATGAAATTGCAGAAAAATCATTGTCAGGACTGAGTCATTTAATAGGTAAGACAGTAAATATATTAGCTGACGGTGCAGTACATCCAACAAGAGTTGTAGATTCTAACGGAAGTATAGTTTTAAATCGTGCTGCTAGTGTTGTACATATAGGTTTACCTTACGTAAGTGATTTGAAAACACTACCCTTGGCACTACAGATGGAAGCAGGTGGACAAGGCCGTGTTAAAAATATCAATCATGCCTACTTGCGTGTGTTTGAAAGTTCTGGAATATTTGCAGGCCCAACAGAAGAGAAATTAATAGAAGCAAAACAACGTACTACGGAACCTTATGGTTCACCACCAAATCTAAAAACAGAAGATATTAAATTGATGTTGACTCCTACTTGGCAAGATTATGGTCAAATATTTATAAGGCAAACTGATCCATTACCATTGACAGTTGTTGGTGTGACGTTAGAAGTATCTCTTGGGGGATAGTGTAACCGTAATCCGATAGACTGTAGTTATAGTATAAAAACAGAGAGGTGTTGCACTTATGGCATGGGAGCCAAATTGGAAGGCCGCTGGCGGCGTAATGTCAGTTGGCAGTACTGTAACAAGCATGATTGGCAGCATGGCAGCTGCCGATACAGCAAGATACCAAGCTCGAAGTTCAGCGTTAAATCTTGAACATCAAGAAGACATGGCAAAAATTAATGCCGGTATGTTAGAGATGGCAGCACAGCAAACATTTAGAGCATATGACAGGCAAATAATGACTAAAACAATGGCAGCAGGTTTAAAAAAAGGAACTGCTAGAGCAAGTTTTGCTGCAAGAGGTATACAGATGGGTGTTGGTAGTACAGCAAATGCGTTTGCATCAGCCGCTGTAATGAGAGAGATAGATAAAATAACAATGAATAGCAATAGAATAAGGGCTGCAAACAAGATGAGAACAAGGGGAGTACAGTCTGATATAAGGGCAGATATGTTAGGTGTATCAGCAAGTAATATGTTTGCTACTGCATCAGCCGTTAGTCCATTTTTAAATATGACAAATACTTTATGGGCGGGTGCTGCTGATTTTGCAAAAAACGAAGGTTACGGACTCTTTGACAAGAAAACAGATAGTACTGAAGAGGAGGATTAATGATGGCAACAGTACCTTTATTACAACAAACACCTACAGAAGAAATAGACACTGGTGGAACACCATTATTTTCTCCTACTAATATAGAACCAGTAAAGGATACAGGTGTTGCAAAAGATCTACAAAAGTTAAGTCAAACTCAAATGCAGTTTGCACAAATAGCAGTAGCATTGCAAGATGAACAAGACGACATTAAATCTAGCGAAGCATTAAGAGGATATCAAGGAGAAGCAGATGAAAAACTAAATGAATATCTAAATTTGCAACTTGGTGATGCAATAGCAACAGTAGGTCATGACGAAGAGAATAATAATGCGCCTATAACTAGGTATGACCAGTTCGTAAATGATTTAACAGACATATCTGAAAAATATTTAGGAACACTAGACAATAAAAATCAAAAAACAATATTCAGCAGTAAATATGCTGCGTCAAAACGTATAGCGGTTAATTCTGCTAGTAAACATTCACTTAAACAAAGCCGTTTAAAATTAACTGAAGAAGCAAAAGCCGACATTGACATTCAAAAAAACCGTGCAATTGCTAGTTTTGAAACTTGGCAACAGGAAGATGGAGATTATGAAACTAGTTATATTGCAATGATTGCAGCGATAAAACGTCACGCAGAGTTAAATGGTCGTAATACCGATATAGAGAAAGGGCCATTAAGTTCTAAATATTTATTGGATGTGCAAACTTCCACCAAAGCCGTTATGGAAGGCGTTGTAAAAAATTTGATGAAGTTACGTGGTGGACACGTATTAGCACAAAGATATGTAGAAAGACAAAAACCACCAGAAATAAAAGATGTACCTATTGGATTAGAAATAAAAATTGCAGACAAACATGAGGATTATAACGTTGAGCAATGTGTCGATGGTGTTTTAACTAATAACGGTGATCAAAACTCTGGTAGTTATGTAGATCAAGCATCATTGATGATGTGCTTAAAAAGTAACCATTATGTAGATGATGGTAACGGTGGATCTGTACAGGATGGGCTTCATAGTAATAGAGTTAATCTTGCAGGTCAAACGCAAGAAGATAATAAGAATACGTTAGAAAAACTAAGAAGCGAATCTAAATTTTTTAGGCTTGGTTCTGATGCAACATTAATAGACGAACACCAACCAACACATACATTTGCCACTCTGCATTTAGGTGTAGAGAAGGCTGATTCGTTATATACAAAAGCGAGAAAACTGATATATACCCCAGAAGACAAAAAAAATACCCGAATACAAACCCAAGAAATTAATGAAGAAAATAAAGACGATGCAAAAATTATTTTATTAAATAAAAAAGTTATAGGAAAGTACAACGAATTAATTAATGAAGAAGTTAATAAACTATATGGTAAAACAAAAGGTGATTATGTAGCTGCAATAGCTAACGATTTAGAAATAATAGAGAAGGGCATTAATTACGGTGGTGAGGTTACCAGTGACGTAGATTTTGTCACAGGGTTACGTCCTTTAAATGTTTTAAAACAAGAACTAAAAGACACAATTACTGATCCGACACAACTTAAATATGCTTTAAAAGATTTAGAAAATAAATACAATAAAACTAAAAACAAAAATACAGAAGTTTATAATGAAGGTTTAAATAAGGCAAAAGAAATAGCGTTTACAGAACCTGGTGGTTGGAAAAATTTAGAAGCTAATGGTATTAATATTGAGGATTTTACAAAAGAAGATCAGGAGATATTAAAGAACGGCCCACCAGAAGAATCAGACAAAGCAACACTTGTAAAGTTAGAAAAAAATCCACTAGAAGTAAGAGATAATTTACCTGCATATAGACATCAAATATCACGGAGCGAGTTTGCATCGTTAAGCAATTATGCAAGAAGTTTGAAGTCAGAAGGAACAGTGTTAGCAGTAACTGTTGAGAACGATATGCTTGATTTGACTTTGAAGAACTTTAATATGGGATATATCAAAGATAAAAAGTTTGATGATGATGATTATTTACAAATTAAGGGAAAGTGGAAACAGTTGATTGATGAGGAACAAACTAATACAGGTAGTAAATTAACTCGTCAAAGAAAACAAGAATTATTAAATGGAATTTTAACTAATACAGTAATCTATGACTACGGAGTTCTCAAGGGAGATCATAGGTGGCCTTCTGCCATAATAAATAAGGATCAAATGGAGAATACCTATGTAAAAGTAGGTGGCGACACTATTTGGCTAAAAACTATTCCTCCCTTCCAAAGAGAAAAAATAATTAAAAAAATTAGAGCTAAAGGGTTACAAGTAACTGAACAACTTATTGCTGACATGTGGGTATTTGGAGGGAAGTCGAAGATAAATAATCAGTACGATTGGGATAAATATAATTTAGAAAAAGGAAACACCTCAACTTCTTCTTTGAAATGACTGACATTTACGACCAGTATCTCCAAGAAGATCTTATTGAGAAGGCTCCTAGTCAAAACCTTGGGGAAGATGTTTTTACTTCAAATAAGGAAGAGCCTGGGTTCAATGTATACGATGAGTTTTTTACAGAACAAGAAACAAGCGTAAATAATCAGGTCAAAAGATCATTACAACTAGTAATGGAAAAAGACCCTGAAATGGTTGGGGAAGGATTGCACTTAGCAAATGAATTAGGTATAGACAGAAACGTTGCATTAGATAGCGAAGAATCAATAAAATTAATGAGGGAGAGAAATGCTAGAAGAAGACTTGAAAGTTTAGACTTAGCAAAAGATAGCCCTATCCTTCATAGGCAATTAACTGATCCTACATTTGCTGCTTTAGCATATGACAATATTGATAATTTACAGGGGCTAGAAAAACTATTTGATGACTTTAAAAGTGTTCCAGAAAATATTTCACAAGGCTGGGCTAAAGGTAGATTGCAAACAAGAAGAGGTCATATTGGTACACAGAAAATGTTGTGGGGAAATACTAGCGAAGAATTAGATTACGAATTAGCAGAAATAAATGAAAGGTTAGAAGCTTTCGAGGCAGATGGAACTGGGATCTTTGAAGAGGGCTTTGCGATCTTTGGGCAATACTCCAAGTCGTTACCACACGCATTCGCAAAAGGTGGCGCAGGTTGGGTTACTGGTGCAGCAGTAGGTTCGTGGACAGGGCCAGGCTCCATCATCACAGCTAAAGGTGGTTTCCTTGTTGGCTTCATGGGGTCATTGGCATATGACTCCTTCGCTATTGAAGGCGGCAATATGTACCTTGACTTGAGAGATGAAAACTTTGATCCGAGTCTCAGTAGGAATATAGCTTTGGGTACAGGTCTGGTCAGTATGGGACTAGAACTCTGGGGTGCAAGTATTGTTTCTGCACCTCTGAGGAAATATTTAGCACAATACACAACAAAGCAAGTTATTAAACAGTTAGCAAAGCCAAGTGGAAAAGCTGCGTTAGGACATTTCCTTAAAAGCTGGGCTGGTCGTAGTGCTGGTGAAGGAGGAACAGAAGTAGCACAACAGCTTTCTCAGATTCTAGGCCGTGAAATAGCAGTCTTATACGATGATCGAGAAGATGTCAATTCCCGACTTACAACTTGGGAAGGAATAAGAGGTGTTGGGGATGAATTAGCAATGACCTTTTGGAGGACGTTGCAAGGGATGGTTTTAGTAGGTGGTGTAACTGGTGCTCCTACATTTATATCAGACGTTAAGAAATCACAGAACGCTAAAAAAGATGAGGCTTTCTTTAATGAATTAGAGAACAAAGTTAATACAAGTAAATTAAAAGAAAGGAACCAAGAAGAGTTCCAGAACTTGACGCAAACAATAGGAGATGAAAAAGGAGTTAGTGAAATATATGTAGACTCCAATGCCTTTGTTAATTCAATGCGACAAGCAGGAATAACGATAGAAGATGTACAAGAAGTCTCGCCAATGGTAGCGGAGCAATTATTAGAACTAGAGAATTCAGGAACTATATCAGGAGGAGATGTTGTAATACCAATTGGGGAATATAGCTCAAAACTTGTAGGGACAGATTTTGATAATATTTTAAAACAACATAGAAGACTAGATAAAGAAGATTCTTTCAGTAGAGAAGAGAATACATACTATGAGGCGAATAAGGAGAAGTTAGAAAAAGAAGCAAATGAAATACTTACAAAGACTCAAAGTAAGAATAAGGAATTTAAAGATAGTGCTGCAAAAGTAAAAAAAGATTTTGGAGATATGGTGAGAGGAAGCATGAGTCATCTTGCAAAACCATATACCAAGAAAGATATTCGATACATTTCTAGTTTTTATCAGGCTTATGTAGTTACTCAAGCAAATAAATTAGGGATATTACCTACAGAATTTGCAAAGAGATTTCCTTATCGAGTTGTCGGTACAGATCAAGTACAAATATCACCAGAGCAACAACTATTTAGTCAAGATGGGACTGTTAAAACTGATAGTGCTGCCTTCAAGAATTGGTTTGGAAAGTCAATATTTAAAGATGAGAAAGGTAATCCTAGGGTTTTATATCATGGGACAAAAGATAGCTTTAGTGAATTTGATTTAGATCACCCACATAGAAAAGATTATGGCTGGCTAGGAAGGGCTGTATATCTGAATGATGGTGATAAAGCCGCTGATTGGGCAAAGGCTAATGCCTTGAATAAAAAAGGAGGCAAGGACAGCCTCCAAGTAATGCCGTTATATGTACGTTTAGAAAATCCATATTATGCAAAGGCCGAAGAAAAAAATGCTAATAGACTCGGTGGTGAAAACGCAGCTAAAGGTTTTCAAGACAGGTTAATTGCTGAAGGTTATGACGGAGTTATTTTAAAAGATGAGCGACCTGGTTTTGCTGATGAAGTAGCAGTGTTTGATCCTGCGGCAATTAAGTCACCATCTAATGATGGTACATGGTCTAGAGAGATAGCAAGCATATATAAACAACAAGAACAGGAATTACTTGAACAACGAGGCCGACAAAAGCGAGGCAAGCCAGTACCAGAGGCTGTACATCAAATAGCAAATTTAGTCGAAACTTTTGATTTTGCTGGTCAGAAACAATATGCCACGAATCGTGATTTTAAAGTTGCGATACAAGAAAGAATAAAAGCCGAGGCAAAGAAGGCAGGCGTAGATCTTTCTGAAGATACAACAGAAGTAGAAAAATATCTTGTACAAACATTATTAGCAGATGCGAAGTTTGCCTTAGAAACTAATCCAAATGCAGTTGGTTGGTATAACGAAAAAGTAACTAAAGCACTAAGCATTTTATCTTCAATACATCCAGAGATTGCAACTGATCCGCAATCTAAATTTGCATTTACTTGGGCATTAGCCAACACATCGAATGGATTAAAGGTTGATAAGAACTTCGAGTTAGCGGAAAAAGCATATGCATATTATTCAAGGTTTGGTGTTATGCCAACGGATATAGGCATAGGTGATGCAAGTGCAGCAATCAATAACAACATGAAATTGTTTAACAAGTTATTAGAGGAAAAAGGTTTTGAAGACTTTGAGCAATTCATGAAGACTATGCATACGGTCAAGGATGTCGAAGCATATACGGGCAGCAATGTATCTGGTGAAAATAAAACAGAAATGGTTTATGGCGCAGCAGTAATGGGGCCAAAGATTGGTAATGGATTCTTCGCAAATTTATATGGCAACTTTGAACAGTTGACTATGGATAGATGGTTAATGCGTACTTGGGGTCGCATGACAGGAACATTAATAACAGATTATAAGAAACAAGCGAAGACAAAACGTGAACAATTAAAGCCATTAATAAAAGCATTATCTCTAGAAGACAAAAAAGCTTTTGAGGCGATTATTGGTCTGAAAATAAAATTATCAAATTTAGATGAAGCAGCTATAGCCATACAAAAAGCAAGTCAGAAGCCTGCGAACAGAAAGGCGATGGCACAGATAGCGACAATAGAATACGAGACTAATGCAGAATTAATTACACAAGTACTAGGCGAACCCAAGAAAAATATTGTAAGGATCGGTATAGGCGATGAGCTGCGTAAAGGTGGGAATGCTCTAGCGAAATTTATTGACGGTCAAAAAGAGTCACCTAGTGGACCCGTAGAAAGAAGGCGAATAAGGAAAGTATTCAATCAAACGTTGAGCATATTGCAACAAAGCGAAAAATCGCTTACGATGGCAGATCTACAGGCATTGATTTGGTATCCAGAAAAACGTCTTTATGATTCTGCGAAGTTAGATTCATCAGAGCAGAACACAGGCTATCAGGATAACGAAGCACCTGACTATTCAAATGCCGCTATTAATCTGGCCCAGCAATTTGGTGTGTCAGATGCCGACATCCAAACCACATTACAGGAGGTAGACAATGAACTCGAACGTCAGGCCGTTGAGCGCACAAGAGGAGGTGAACTTGGAGAAGGAACAGGAGGAATTGTACAAGGAACTGATACTCAAGGAAGAATTGACGAAGCCACAGGCCTCCCTCTCAACCCAGATGGAACCGTCACCGTCTATCACCACACCGACAGAAAGTCAGCCAGTCGAATCGAATCTACAGGTGAACTCAGAAGTGCTGGAGAACCTGATGTCTACGTTACCACCAGAGCTATCGCCGATACTGGCTATGGTGATACAGCAGTTGCCATCAGGGTCGAACCTTCTCGACTTAGTCTCGATGATGAATTCCCTAACGGACGGAGAGATTTCAGACTCAGTGTTGGAGAACCTGGAGGGTCTATTCGAGTAAAGATAGGAGAATATTCACAGCAACCAGAAGTATTTAGGCAGAGGAGGGAGCAGTCAGAAGAAGATATTGATACTTATTGGGAGAAATACGGCCCACATGGTGATAAGTGGTGGAAACGTAGGGTGCTTGATGCAGCGAATTTTATTGGTGATGGCTTGTATAAGTTAGAAGAGGACGTAGGCGAGAAATACTTTGCTTTGCGTGAGCGAATGGATGGTGTGTTGTGGGATCTAGGCATAGGCGGCTTATCAAACAAGATAGATAACAGACAAGTGGAGAAAAGCCAAGAGAGATTAGAGGGAGAACTAGCAGAATTTAAAGCACTCTTCGGAGATAGTGGTTGGAAAAATATACCAAAGGGTCAAAAGAGAAGGGCAACAATTCCAGTAGGTCATTGGGAATCAGATGGTGCAGTCAGAGTCGAAAGAACAGATCTCAGTGCTTTACAACATATAGGAAATCAAAAAGGAGTATTAAACAAAATAATGGCTGGATTTGTTCTAGCAACGGGGAGCTTGCCTCATAACTATGAGATATCAGTTGGTGGCGTTAACTCAATGGAAACGGCAGAGCTAAAAGAATTAGGCCTTCTTCATGAAGCTGGAATGCTTAAAAAACTAACTAAGAAGGAACAACTTAATATTTTAAAGAAAAATTTTGACAGGGTTCGTGGAGAGTTGCCTGTTGGTCTGTACAGGATGTGGGGCAGCACAGCATCAAGACGTAAGTTATATCATAGATGGTTTAAAAATGATCCTGATGTCGTTTGGGTAAATGACTATACAGGGGAAAGGGTAACGTCAAGTAAGGCAGTAAAAGATCTAGATTTGGTTACACCGCATTTATTAATTACAGATTGGACGGAAACCTACAAGCAACAAGTATTCCACGGTACTTCTCCTGAAGCTGCTGCACTAATTGTAAGTACTGGCGTTGAGTTTAGTAGTAAAGCTTATGGAATAATGGGCGAAGGTTTCTATGTCGCTACTGATAGAGACTATGCCACAGTTTATGGGCCAGAAGTAGTAGAAGGTTTATTACCTGACTCAGCAAAAATATTAGATATTACAGGTCAAAATGCCTTCAAGTGGGCAGAAGAAGTAGGGATCGGTGAGCCTACTGAATCTATAGATATGGATAGTCATATACAGGAAATTTTCTCTGATGAACAAAAAGATCAAATCGTACAATGGGCTAAAGATAATAACTATGACGGAATAAAATTTGATCCGAACCCACTAGTTATGGGTGTAGAAAGAACAGCAGATGAATCATTAATCCCTGAGATTGTTTTATTTAATAAAGACCTTGCAAATCAAATAGTCAAGAAACAACAAGAATACTTTCAGCAAGATGATGCAAGAGGAGGGTTCGATCCAAAAACATTAACTACTTTTCTACATAAGGAAGCTGATATCTCTACGTTCTTCCATGAGACAGCACATTTCATGCTAACTGTCACTGAAGACTTAGTACTCTCAGGGCAGGCGACACCAGATATTCAAAAAGATTTTGATGTGTTATTAGATTTCTGGGGAGTTGAAGGTGTAGATGCATGGCGCAACCTTTCATTTGATGAAAAAAGAAAATACCACGAAGCATTTGCATATAACTACGAAGCCTATTTAATGGAAGAAAAGGCTGCACCTAGTGTTGAGTTGCAAGATGTGTTTACTAGATTTGGTGATTTTGTACGAAACGTATATAAGTCAATTACTGAGTTAAATAAATTATATAGAGATGAAAATGGTACTGATCTTCCTGTCTTAACTGATGACGTTAGGGCTGTAATGGATCGTATGGTTGCTAGTGAAGACCAAATAACATATTCACAAAGAGTATATGAAATGCGTCCTATGTTTGAGACACAAGAACAAAGCAATATGGATGATGCAACGTGGCAAGAATATAGAGATGCGATAGAAAAAGCTAAAGATGAAGCTATAGATACTTTGAATAAAGCTAGTTTAAAAGAGGTATTATTGTTAGATACTAAAAGTAAGTCCTTACAGAAATTACAAGACAAAGAGATTAGAGCAACTCGTAAGAGAATAAAGGAAGAAGAAACTGTTAAAGCTGAGAATGAGACTTTATATAAGTTGGCAAGATTTTTGAAGAAAGGGGAATGGAATGATAAAGATGATAATCCGTTTAAATCAGCAGGGACACATAAATTAGATATAGAGAGCATTCGCAATCTTGTACCATCTAATGACATGAAGTCAGAAATAAAAGCGTTAGGTACAGGTCAATGGGGCATGGTTGGTAAAAACGGTTTACCTGTAGAAATGGTTGCAGAATTGTTTGGCTTTGAAACAGCAGAAGATATGATTAATGGATTAATAGCTTTAGACCCAATAAAAGAAGTTATAAAAGAACGTACAGATGAACGGATGATTAATGAGTTTAGTGATCTAACTGATCCTCAAGAGCGAGAATTAAAAGTACAACAGGCATTAAATAATAAAGCTAGAGCGAAATTCTTAGCCATTGAATTAAAGTTCTTAACTAAATCAACGCAGCCAGTGCGTATGCAGGTTGCAGCCGCTAGACAGGTGGCAAAGAGTATTTTAAGGAAAACAAGAATTAAAGATATACGTCCAGTAAAGTATGCACAAAATCAGAAAAGGGCAGTAAAAGATTTAGAAAAGGCCATGAGAACTGGCGATGATCGAGGGGCTATAGAGGCAAAACGATCAGAGCTAATAAATAGCCAGCTAAATCGTGAAGCTACAAATATACTTGAAGAATATAATAAGGCAGTAAAAAGATATAAAAAGATCTTCAGAAAAGATGAGGACATAGCTAAATATAGAACCGTAGATTATGTAAATGCAGCGCAGGAAATATTGTCACATTATGGCCTTGGTCCTCAGTTAGAAGAAGGCACTTCTTTTGTTGATAACTTAAAGAAATATGATGAACACATTTGGGAAGAAGTACAAGACATTATCTTAGATACGCAGCGGTTGCCAGGGCGTGAACTCAAAGACCTAACCTTACAAGACTTCGAGACATTAGACGAAGTAATCGAGTCCTTGCTGTATCAAGCGAGGCGAGATAAGCAGTTCAAAGTAGAAGGCGAATTGAGAGAAAGAGAGGAAGTATCAGGTGAGTTATCTGCGGCTTTAGACAACATGGACGCACGAGCGTCTATTGCGTTTGGGGAAGGAGGACAGACAAAGTGGTGGGAAAGAATGATATCAGGGCTTGAAAGCATGAAAGCGATGTTAAGGCGTGTTGAACATTGGTGCGACAGTAAAGACGGTGAAGGCAGTCCTAGAGTTCTAAGAGGTGGAGGTGTATTAGGTGGTGGTGTTCTAGTCCCAGAAGGAGGTGAAGCTGCGGGACCGTTTACAAGATATATTTGGCGGACTTTAAAAGATCCTATTAATGAATGGCGTACTGAAAGACCTAAGTGGACAGGCCGTTATGTTGATTTATTACAGCAAGTAGATTGGAGTCAAGTAAAAATTAATGCTCCAGAATTAGTTAGCCCAAGTGGTCAGGCTTATGTATTTGGTCGTGAAAGAGGTATGGGTAAAGCTGAATTGTTAGGTGCAATGCTTCATACAGGGAATACAGGCAATCTCACAAAATTACTTGTTGGGAGAGGATGGGGAGAAATTAGAGAAGACGGAACATTAGATAGTTCTAACTGGAAAAGGTTTGTAGATCGTATGATTGAGGAAGGGCATCTTACAGAGAAAGATTTTAAATTTTTACAAGATGTATGGGATCTAAACGAAGAGTTGCTCCCACTAACACAGAGAGCACACAAAGAGGTCTTTGGATATTATTTTAAAACAATAGAAGTTACTCCTTTAGTTACTAAATTCGGAACATTTAGAGGTGGTTATGTACCTGCTGTAGCAGACCCAGAGATGAGCAAAAGAGAATTAAGTTTAGACCAAACTATTAAGGCCATCAAAGACGAAATGAAATACGCAGCACCTGCTGTAGAAAGAGGATTTACAAAACCAAGAACAAAAGCAATGAGGCCATTGAGTTTGAATTTAGGTTTACAAGCAGCACATCTGGACAATGCTTTACGCTTTGCTTATATACAACCTGCTGTAACAGATTTACTTAGGTTGTTTAGAGATAGACCATTTTCAAAGGCGTTAAATCGTGTTGATGATAAAGCAATGAAAGATATGTTCATGCCTTGGCTAAGAAATGCTGCTTCCCAGAAAACAACGCTTGGTAATAACACACTCCTTGACAAAGGCATCACTCGCATTACAAGGAGTACAAGTTTGAATTATATGTTCCTGAGTCTTAAGAATGGTATGCAACAAGTTACAGGTAAATTACCTGCAAGGTTAAAAATAGAGCATAAATATTTAAACGATGCGTTTAGAAGATATACCAGAGAGCCTCATAAAGTAGCCAAAGAAGTAGCTGAAATGTCACCGTTCATGCGTGATCGTCAAATTAACCAGATGTTTGACGTACAAGACATAATGAATGATCTAATAATTAATCCTAAGAAATACGAGAAATTCCAGAAATGGGTAGAAAAGAATTCATATTTTGTTCAACAAGCTTTCCAAAATTATGTAGACAGTGTTGTTTGGATAGCTAAATACAATCAGGTGTTAACAAACGCACCGAAAACAATGACAGAAGCACAGATACATGCAGAAGCAATTCAGCAGGCAGATGGTGCTGTTCGTATGACGCAAGATAGTTTATTACCAGAAGACGTAGCTGCCTATCAGATCAATCATCCGTTCTATAAGGCGGTATTCCAATTCACAAGTTATTTCAACGCACAAGCAAATCTGAACGCAACGCAATATAAAGCATTGATTAAAGAATTAGGATGGAATTCTAAACAATTTAGTGGTCAAATACTATTTGCATTCTTGTTTGGATTTGCATTACCTGCTCTTGTTTCTGAAGGTATACAAGAACTTGCAAGTGGTGGTTTAGCTGATGAAGACGAGGACGGCCATATTGATGAGTTCTTTGAATTTGGATATATGTCACTCCTTAGATATGGCACTGCATTCATACCAACTGGCAGCTCGTTCTTAATGGTTCCTCTTAATATGCTTGATGACAAACCATATAATGATCGTATAACTATCAGTCCATCAATATCATTAATAAATTCTACGATGCAAGGTACAACAAGAATGCTTATAAATTTAGCTTCTGGGAAAGAAGTAAAAGGAAATGAAGTAAGAAGCGTTCTAACTCTTATGGGTCTAATAAGTAGGTTGCCGTTATATCCATTTGCGAAACCTATTGGTTTATTGCATGACCTTAAGGATGGCAGATGGGTTCCAAGAGGCCCACTCGATTTAGTCCGAGGTCTGGTAACAGGTCAAGCGGGTGAAGGAAGGAGGAAATAAAGGTGTGACCGTAAGTGTAGCTACTGCTTGTAATATAAAATAATAGAGAATCAGGCTATCTTATGGCTATAACTACAACGAGTCGGCAGACTGCTGCGTTTACGAGTGGGAATGGTTTTGCTTTTGAGTTTAAAGTATTTGATACATCAGATGTAAAGGTTATACAGATAGACACAACTACAAAAGTAGAAACAGTATTAACCTTAACTTCTAATTATACTGTTGCTCTTAATGATGATCAGGACGCAAATCCTGGAGGAACTGTAACTTTAGTATCTGGCGGCAATCCACAGAATTTAGGTAGTGGTTTAAATATTGTTATTACATCCAAAGTAGAAGCAAAACAACAAACAGAATTAACAAACCAAGGAGGGTTCTTCCCCGAAGTTATAAATGATGCATTAGATAAAGCAGTTATTCTATTACAACAACAACAGGCCGTATTAGATAAAACAATTAAGTTCCCTTTGACTAATAGCGTTAGTGGCTTAGAGATTACAGCAAATCCAACTACTCGTGCAAAGAAAGTCTTATCTTTTGATAGTTCTGGTAACTTAGATGTTCAACAAGAGATAGGTACATTTAAAGGTAATTGGGCTGCCAGTACTGGTTATGTTATAAGAGATATTGTTAAAGACACATCGACTAACAATATATTCATTTGTAATACAGCACATACGTCTACTGGTGCACAGCCATTAACAACTAATGCAAACTCTGCTAATTGGGATCTAATAGTAGATGCAGCAACGGCTACGACTTCATCAACCAATGCCGCATCATCAGCCACAGCGGCAGCAACTTCTGCAACGGCATCAGCCACGAGTGCAACAGCAGCAGCAACTTCAGAAACTAACGCAGCAAGTTCAGCTACTACAGCCACTACAAAAGCTACTCAAGCAGATACTGCAAAGACAGCAGCTGAGACAGCTAAGACGGCTGCGGAAACTGCTAAGACAGCCGCAGAAACAGCACTTGATACTTTTGATGATAGATATTTAGGAGTTAAATCTTCTGATCCTTCGGTTGATAATGATGGTGACGCATTATTAGATGGAGCGTTATATTTTAATACGACAGATAACGTCACTAAAGTTTATGACTCTGGTAATAGTGCCTGGGTATTATTAAAAGTATCAGATGCAAACCAAGCAAAAATTAATACAGTTGAGGCGTCAATTGCAAATGTTAATACTGTTGGCGGGGCCATAGCAAATGTTAATGCTGTGGCAGCCAATGCGACAAACATAAATAATGTTGCAGGTAATTCAAGCAATATCAATACAGTTGCCAACAACAATACTAATGTTAATACTGTTGCAGGTAACAATGCCAATGTATCTACTGTTGCTACAGATATAACCAGCGTTAATACAGTTGCGGCTGAGATTAATAACAACAATTTGCAAACAGTAGCAAGTAATATCAATGCGGTAACAACTGCTGCAGATGATTTAAACGAAGCTACTTCTGAAATAGATACTGTTGCTAATGCAATAACTAATGTCGATACCGTAGGTACTAATATAAGTAACGTCAATACAGTTGCAGGTATATCATCTGATGTAACTACTGTATCTGGCAATAATTCTAATGTTACTGCTGTTGCAAATAACTCTAGTAATATAAATAGTGCTGTATCTAACGCAAGTAATATTAATGCAGCTGTAGCTAATCAAACAAATATAAATGCAGCAGTAGGTAATGCCACAGATATTAGTGCCGTTGCAGGTAATAATTCAAACATAACTGCAGTAGCAGGTAACGCAACAAATATAAACGCAGTAAAAAATAACGAGACTAATATTAATGCTGTCAATGCAAACAAAACAAACATAGATGCAGTAGCAGGCAACAACTCTAATGTCACGGCTGTAGCAAACAACCAATCTAATATTAATGCAGTAGCAGCGGACGCATCTGACATCGGAATAGTTGCTGCAGATGGTACTCACATAGGATTAGTTGCAGGTTCTATAGGCAACGTCAATACAACTGCAGGTTCAATAGGAAATGTAAATACAGTTGCAAATAATATTGCTAACGTAAGCAGTTTTGCAGGTACATATCAGATCGCTTCGTCAGATCCATCTGTAGATGGTGCAGGTAATTCGTTATCTGAAGGTGATTTATATTTCAATAGTTCTATTAATGAACTCAAAGTATATGACGGCAGTGCATGGCAAAGTGGTGTAACAAACATCAATAATTTCTTAGCTAAAGCAGGTGGCCAGATGACAGGAAACATAACGTTTTCTGGTAGCCAAACCGTAGACGGAAGAGATGTATCAGCAGATGGTACAAAGTTAGATACGATTGAGAGCAATGCTAAGGACGATCAGACAGCATCAGAGATTAAGACACTTTTAAATAGCGATGGTATTGTTAACGCACAAATTGACGGAAGTGCTGCAATAGCAGGAACAAAGATTTCTCCTGATTTTGGATCGCAAAACGTAGTTACAACTGGGAATCTTGATATTGGTGATCTTCCTAATACGACGAATAATGCGTTGATGAAAATTGCCATTCAAGATACAGATGGTGTTTTGAAATCTGATAATACTATCAGAATAAATCCTAACCAAGATGCATTACATGTAAATGACTTATTCCTATCAAGTAATCATGTAAGGGCTGGTAGTAATGGGCCGTTACATCTAACTACAGCAAATGCAAATGGCACTGTTGATTTAAAGATTAACACTACTCACGTTGAAGTTAATGGTAACTTACTCTCAGCAACAGATAGTACTGACAATTTAGGTAGTAGTGGAGTTCGTTGGGCAAATATTTATTCTGATGCACTTAATGTTGCAGGTGACATTACAATTACAGGAACTGTAGATGGGGTTGATATTGCGGCAAGAAATACTTTATTCGGTGGGCTTACTTCAAGTTCTGGAGTATTAAGTAATGGTGTAACAGCAACGACTCAATCGGCAAGTGATAACTCCACCAAAGTAGCCACGACAGCCTATGCAGACACAGCGATTTCAAACTTAATTGACTCTAGCCCTGGCACGTTAAATACATTAAATGAACTCGCAGCAGCACTTGGAGATGATGCAAACTTTTCTACAACAATAACAAATAGCATTGCCACTAAATTACCTCTAGCAGGTGGAAATCTAACGGGAGGTTTAGGTGTATCGGGAGATATCACAGTTACAGGGACAGTTGACGGTATAGACATTGCTGCACTTAGCTCAACAGTTAGTGGTATTACAACCAACGCAACTCACTCAGGAGAAGTTACAGGTAGTGGTGCTTTAACTATTGCAGATAACATAGTAGACGAAGCAAACCTAAAGGTATCTAACTCACCTACTAATGGCTACTTCTTATCAGCACAGTCTGGTAATACAGGTGGTTTGACTTGGGCGAATGTTGATTTGTCTAGCAAGCTAAGTCTTACAGGTGGAAATTTAACTGGCACTCTTGGTACGACTGTCATTGAATGGAGTACCCAGGCGAGAGGGAATGATGATTGCCCTATCTATTTAGGAACAAATAATGATCTAAAAATTCATCATAATGGATCAGCAAGTATTGTCGAAACTGGACACAATGGACAAACTCTTCCTTTACATATAAAAGGTGAGCCTATTGAGTTATACCATTCTGGTTCAAAGAAATTTGAGACAACTGCGAGTGGATGGAATTCATTTGGTTCTTACCATAATTTTTATGGTGGTGTTTCTGGGACCAATGTAAATGCAAATATCACATTAAGATCAACTGGAACTGCTGTCTATCAAAATCTGTTTTTCTATAATTCTGCTGGAAATAGTTATTCTTATCTAACTGGTTATGGCGGAGGATCAATATTATTTTATGGTTCAAATGAACATGTTTGGGCTATAAACAATCAAGGTGAAAGGATGCAGTTGACGAACACTGCATTATCACCAAGAACTGATGGTCAGACTGCATTAGGAACAACATCTAAGCGTTGGGGTGATGTTCATGCTGACGCTGCAACAATCAATGGAACTTGCACAGCAACCACTTTTAGTGGATCAGGGGCATCTTTAACTAGCTTACCTTCGGCTCAATTAACTGGAGCGTTACCAGCAATTAGTGGTGCAAGTTTAACTTCCTTAAATGCAAGCAATATATCTTCGGGAACGATTGCAGCAGCTAGGGTTGCGACTCTTAACCAAGACACAAGTGGAACGGCTGAAAAGGCAACAAGAGTTATCGTT